GGCTTCGCCTACAACCGCAGCAAGACGGTGGACCTGGTAGTGGATATGTTCCGCAACATGTTCCGTCTGCTGGAGCAAAACGGTTGGGGATGCCCCGCTCAGGTGGAGGTGGAGAACCACTTGATGAGTCAGTGGAAGGACAGTTTCCTGAAAGCCGGTGTGATGTTCCCGTTCGTGCGTTTCTGCGCCCCGATGAACTCGCAGGAGAAAACGGCCGAGAACCTGAACGGCGCCAAGAAGCGCAGCGTGGAGCACCGCAACCACATCGGCATCGGCCGTTTCTATGCCAAGAACAAGAGTTACCGCACCGAGAGCAAGAAGGTGTTTGATGAGTTCAACGACAACTACGAAGAGAAGGAATACTACTCCTGGGACGAGTTGATTGCCGACGACATGGAAGACATCAGACAGTTCAACAACGCGCTGCACCCCAATCAGAAGAAGTATCCGGGCATGAGCCGTTGGCAGGTGCTGGTAACCAACATCAACCCCACCCTCAAACCGCTCGACAAGGCTTCGCTGGCCCGGTATATCGGCGAGAGGGTGCACACCAGCATCCGCCGGAACTCCTACTGCCGTGTGGCGTACTCCGATTGGTGGCTCAGCAGCACGTCGGTGCTGGAGAACCTGGCGCCCAATGATTACGAGGTGGACGCCTACTGCATGACCGACCAGCACGGCGAGGTTACGGACGTCTATATCTATCAGGGCGACCGGTTCATCGACAAGCTGCAGAACGTGGGCACCTATAATACCGCCGACGCCGAACAGACCGAGGAGGACCGTCACGTCTTCATCGAGCAGCGCAAGAAGATCAGCGAGTTCAACACCTACGTGAAGGAGAGGTCCATTGCCCGTGTGGGCATCCTGGCCAAGAAAGAGCCTGTTCCGGCTGTGGAGGACGAAGAGGACTTGGTGGTGGACCTGCCGCCCATCCCCGATGTCCCACCCGCGGCGGACGTCACCAACTTCTCCTCTTACGGAGTGTCGCAGTTATAACCGATTATTAATACTATTCTAACAGTGTTTTGATATGATTACAAACGAAATGATCAGTAAGATTCTGAAAGCGATTGAGACCAACCGCACCAACTACCCGAGCGACGCCAAGCACGCTGCATCGCTGGGTATCAGTACAAGCGTGTACAGCGCCATCCGCAACGGCAAGACCGACCGCATGATGAGCGAGGCCAACTGGATTACGGTGGCCCGCAAACTGAACGTGAGCCTGCGCGGCGAGATGGAATGGAAGGCAGCGCGCACCGCCACCTTTGAATTCATTACCGCGCAGCTGGAGGTCTGCCAGCAGAGCGGACTGAGCGCCATCATGTGCGACCTGCCCAATATCGGCAAGACGTTCACCGCCCGTTTCTACGTAGCCGGACACGCCAATGCCGTATATATCGACTGCTCGCAGGTGAAGACCAAGTTGAAGCTGATACGCAAGATTGCCAATGAGTTCGGCGTGAACAGTCGCGGTTACTACTCCGACGTCTACGAGGACCTGGTGTACTACCTCCGTTCCATCGAGACGCCGCTGATCATCCTCGACGAGGCGGGCGACCTCACCTACGAAGCCTTCCTGGAACTCAAGGCCCTCTGGAACGCCACCGAGCGCTGCTGCGCCTGGTACATGATGGGCGCCGACGGCCTGAAAGCGAAAATCAACCGCTCCGTGGAGTGCAAGAAGGTGGGCTACGCCGAGATGTTCAGCCGTTACGGCGACCGCTACAGCAAGGTGACGCCCGACGATGGCAAGGAGCGCCAGCTGTTCCTGATGAAGCAGGCGAGCATCGTGGCCAAGGCCAACGCACCCGCAGGCACCGACATAAACTCCCTGGTCCGCAAGACCGCCGGAGGGCTGAGAAGAGTGTACACCGAAATCGAGAAACTGAAAAGCGCTGAGTAAATGACCAAGAGAGCATATAGCCCTAAAGAGATACTTTTGAAAACCTACAAGACAATCCCCTGGGGCGGGGAGTGGGAACGCTGCTTCGGCACGCCTTCCTTCAACGAAGTTTGGTTTATCAGTGGCCCGAGCGCCAGCGGAAAGAGCGGATTCGTGATGCAGCTGGCCAAGGAACTCTGCAAGTATGGCGTGACGCTCTACGTGAGTTACGAGGAAGGTGTCAGCCAATCGTTCAAGCAGCGTGTGGAACGCTTCCACATGAACGAATGCCAGGGCAAGTTCCGGGTGGTGGTAGACGACACCTTTGATGACCTTGTAGAGCGCCTCAAGCGCCCGAAGAGTCCCAATTTCGTGATTGTGGACAGCTTTCAATATTCACACTGGACCTACGAGCAGGTGGAGCGCCTGCGCGAGACGTTTCCCCGCAAGGGATTCATCTTCATCTCGCAGGAACACAAGGGCCGGCCGATGGGCAAGCCCGCCGAGCGCCTGAAGTACATGGCCGGCGTGAAGATACGAGTGGTAGGCTACGAAGCCGTGTGCCAGGGACGATTCATTCCGGAGCCTGGCGCCAAGTTCAAAGTATGGGAAGAAGGATATATCAAGATTACGAACAATATTTAACGACAAGAAGAAATGGAAAAGAACGGAGAAGTGACCAATTTTGCAAGATTCTACAAGGCGTTGAACAAGATGCCTTATCAGGGTTCCCGCGAGGACCTGAAGAAGCAAATCGTGCTTCAGTACACATGGAACCGTACCGACAGCCTGCGCGAAATGACGCAGAAGGAGTACCAGGAGTGCTGCCAGGCCCTGGAGCAACTGACCGGGCAGGACGATGAGCGCCTCCGATACCAACTGGAGATGCGCAGACGCCGCAGTTGCACCCTGCATCTGATGCAGTTGCTGGGCGTGAACACCTCGGACTGGGGAGTCATCAACCAGTTCTGCATGAATCCCCGCATCGCCGGAAAGCCTTTCCGAGAGATCCGAATGACGGAATTCGATGAGATAGACCGCAAGCTGCGCGCCATCCAGCGCAAGGGCGGACTGAGACCGCACACGCAGGAAGCCGGCAGCAAGGTGAGCTTCCTGATCACCCACAAGAGCGCGGAAGCCTGAATGTTTCACTTTTTAAAATAGAATGATTATGACAGAACATCACAACGTAGTGGCCGAAAGACTGGCCAGCTACATCGAAGAGCAGATTTCCGGATTCTCCGGAGTGGACCAGATTGCCATCTACAACGAACTGATCGATCGCATCGACGAGCGCCTGCGCACGGCCATGTCGGTAGAGTACGGCGTCAGCGTCGAGGATTTGGACGATTGAGTGACCTTTTACACAATAACTTTAAAAACAAACAAAGCATTATGGCAAGAGTTAAGAGAACAGTGGTAACAGGTGTTACCCGTGAACAGGCCGAGCAGGCCTTCGCCGATTACGCATCGGCAGACGCAGCGGTGCAGGAAACCACCGCCCGTATGGACCAGGAGATAACCCGCATCCGTGAACATTACGCCGACAAGTTGGCTGAGCTCGGCGCGCAGCGCGACAAGAGCTTCGAGGTGCTGCAGTCGTATGCCACCGAGAACAAGGAGACGCTCTTCAGCAAGCGCAAGAGCGTGGAGAGCGCCCATGGCGTGTTTGGATTCCGCACGGGCACGCCCAAGCTGAAGACCTTGAAGGGATTCACCTGGGCAGCCGTGACCAACCTGTGCAAGGAGTTGCTCCCCGGATACATCCGCACTACCGAGGAGACGGCCAAGGACAAGTTGCTGGCCGACCGCGGCAAGGAGGAGGTGGCATCCCTCTTCCCGAAGATTGGCATCGAGGTGGTGCAGGACGAGACCTTCTTTATCGAACTGAAGAAAGAAGATGAGATGCCCGAGTCAGCGGCTTTCTGATTACTCAATCAGACGTTTTCGCAACCGTTACCGCATCATCCGGTGGCAGCGGGACGGCGTCTTCTCCAGTGGGGACGCCGTCGGCGAATTCGACTCCTACGAGGAAGCCCGCAAAGAATTGTACAGATTGAACGGATGGAAGTATTATCAAACAAAACAAGTAACGAAATGATAGATACAAACAGCAATAATATTCAGACAAGCCGCCGATACAAGCATCCGAAGATTACGCTTTGCACCACCTGCAAGGGCACGGGGGTCCATAGCTTCCTCGACGACCTTGAGAAGGAGCACTCCGAGGTTTGCCCCGATTGCGAGGGCAGCGGCCGGGTGGTAGTGAGCGGAGTGATAGAGTTTACCGTGCAGCCTTACAAGCCAGGCACGTTTGTCCACCGCGATATAGCCCGTAAGGTATGAGTGCCCAGCCATCGCTGTTCGGTCCGCAGAAAGTGGCCGTGCAGCTCGACGAGTCAAGGTCGTTGGAATTCCTGAGCTATTGGACCATGTACGACAAGCCATTCCCCATCACCTTCAGGAAGGCGAAGACGCCCGGCCTGGTGGCCGTAACCTTCACCGTCGACCCCTCTGATCTCAACGCCATGGAGTGCATGGAGCGCGCAGTGAGCAAGACGGAAGGTAAGATTTGGAATTTGACAAAACAAAACCCGTGAGGGCGTGGCCGGGTGAGAGTCCCGGCATAGAAAAATTTATTTAAACGAAAGAAGCCCGGAAGATTCAACGTCTTTCGGGCTTTTTCTGTACTAAAACGGTGAAAATATCACCGAATAATTGCTGAAATGCGCATTTTTTCATAAATTTGCGTATGAAAACATTCATCGGAACCATTTATGAGAAAAAGCGGTAAAATTGTCGGCTTAAGCTACCTCTACAGGGTGGAGGACGTTATCCGGATCTACGACGAGCACAGCCGTTCGGGGCTGTCGAATCGTGAGATTCTGCGTCGTTATATCTGGCCGAAGTACCACATCTGCGAGAAGACGTTCTACAACATCATCAACGCCAGTGCCGAGCCTCGTGTCGTGGACGGGCTGAGAGGCATCAACGCGCAGTTATCCCTCTTCTAACGCCACCGATTCGTTCATATTCACTTCGTAGACGGTCTCATAGACCTTGACGCCCCGTGGCAAGGCTTGTCCACGGCTGCGACGTCGCGTCATTGCACTGGTGTCCTCCGACCTCCATCCGTGAATCACCGTATTCAACTTCTTGACGATGCGTGCACGTTCCTCGGCCGCGTCTTCCTGCCCGCTGCCATAGTAGGAGTCGTCGTAGCAGTCGAAGGCGATGCGCACGGACAGCACGGCGTTGCCACGCTGCACATCCTCTTTCAATGATTTCCATTCCGTCTCCGGCGTTCCGATAAGCACGCAGGGGAATGTGACGGGGTACTGGTCCTCGCCATACTGCAAGGCCTCCAGTTGGCCGTAGTCTTCGTCCACCAGGCGGACGTCGTCGCCCATCATGCGGGCCACATGTTCTTTCAGTTCGTTTAATAGTGCTGCCATAATTCTATTTTTCTAACAGGTTCTTTAATTCTTCGTCGATTCGCCGGCTAATCTTCTCGCGCAGCTCTTTGCTGTCTCCCATGAACTGGCGCTGCGGGATATGGATTTGCAGCGAGGTCTTCTTGGTCAGTGCAAGTCGCTTCCACATGGCTGCCTGCGCTGCATCCGCCGCTTGGGTGGCCTTGCTCTTCCGGCTCTTCTTGCCGGTGGTGTCGCTCTTCTTGCCGGAGGTCTCGTAGTACTTGGCCCAGGCATAGCGCTTCATCTTGGGCGTGACGCTGACGCTGATGGTGCCACCTTTGTTGTGGATGGCGGCGTAGGGGAGGTCGTTGCTGATGACGACGCTGCCATTACCTGGTGTGTATTTGATGCTGCTGAAGAGGTGGCGGCGGGACGAGAGCAACGGGCCGTACTGCGAAGCTGCATTGTTGTAGCCGGAGCTTTGGCGCTTCGAGTCGGGCCACTTGTGGATGCCTCCGTTCACAAAACCGCCCTGGCGGAAGTTCTCCTGGAAGTGGTCCTTCGCCATACGGCCCACAATGATGGGCAAGCGTCGTCTGGCGAGGTTCTCTATCTCCCTCTGCTTCGATTTTAGACGATTTATGAATTCTTTTTCGTTCATCGCGATATTTTTTGGCTAAAATGTTTGGATATCAAATTTTATTCGTATATTTGCAGCGTAAGGATATTTAGTTGACTCCTAAAACGCGATTGTTGATCGCCACTGGACAGCTATTTATCCTTTCTTCTTTTTAAACGCATTGTATAACGTTTCATTCTTATCTTTGAAGACTTCCATCTTGAGTTCCCAAATATCATCCCCAATTTTCAAATTGTAGATGACATATTTGGTTACCCCTCTATTAATTTTCTTTGCTATATTATTCCGGTCTTCTTCTTTTGTTAAATCCTTGCCTTCCCCAAGAGGGCTTATTCTCACGTATGTTAATTCATTAAGATACTCAGAGATATGCTCAAAGACTTTTGCTTCCTCCAAGTTTTTCGCATGATAGATTCCTCTCTTTAAGGTCTCTTTAGATTGATAGTATGCGCCTGTAT